AATTAAATTATACCTTGAAGCCAGCAGGATTATCTGTTAGTAATACGACAACATATTTAAGTCAGCAATTTCCCTCTGGCTTGTTATATGCATGCCTTGTTGAGGCTTACGGTTTTTTAAAGGGTCCGGCAGATATGATACAATTTTACGAACAAAAGTATCAATCAGCTCTACAAGGATTCTCTATTGAACAAATGGGAAGAAGAAGACGAGATGAGTATCAAGAAGGTGCTCCTCAGATTCAAAAACAAGGATAATAATTAGGAGTTAATATGCCAATAACACAAGCAGTTCCAAATACGTTTAAGCAACAATTGCTTCAAGGTGGACATAATTTTACAGCTGCAACAGGGAATGTTTTTAAACTTGCTCTTTATACTTCTGCAGCAACTTTAAATTCAGGAACAACAGTTTACACTTCAACAAATGAAGTTGCTAATTCTGGACAATACACAACAGGTGGTGGAGTTCTTACAAATGTATCTCCGCTTGTTTCAAGTGGTGTTGCATATATAGATTTTTCGGATATATCTTTTACAGGAGTTACTTTAACTGCAAGAGGTGCTTTAATTTATAATACTTCAAATGCTAATGCTGCAGTTGCAGTTTTAGATTTTGGAAGTGATAAGACAGCTACATCTGGAACATTCACAGTTCAGTTTCCAGCAGACACAACATCCGCAGCTATTCTAAGAATATCAGGCTAAAATAGGAGTTACCTATTATGGCTAATGAATATGGAATTGGTTTCTGGGGCCAAAATGCTTGGGGTGAAAACTCTGACGTTGACGTTTCAATAACTGGTCTAGAATTAAATACAACTTTAAATTCAGTTTCCATTTCAGCAGAAATTAATTCTGGTTGGGGAAGATTAGCTTGGGGTCAAAATGACTGGGGTGGAGAAGGACTTTCAGTTTCAGTTGCAACAACTGGTCAAGAATTAACTGTATCTTTAAATTCTGTTTCATTAGATTTAAATTCAATTGCATCATTAACGGGTCAAGAATTAATTGTTGAAGAAGGAATTGTAGATCCAAATCCTGATGTTATTTTAGAAGGTCAAGAATTAACAATTACTTTAGATAGTGTAAATATAACTGCAGATGGATTAACAAGTGTAACAGGACAAGAATTAAGTTTATCTTTAGGAACAGCTATATTAGATGCTAATACAATAGCAGAGCCTACTGGTTTATCTCTTACAATGCCAGCTCCTGGAGATGTTGTTATAGGAGCAGTTGTAACAGTTGAATTAACTGGTCAACAATTAGCTGTTGAAGAAGGAGATGTAGATCCAGGTCCTGATGTTGTTCTAGATGGTCAAGAAGTAAGTATATCGTTAAATAGTGTATCTATTGATGTAAGTGTTGATGCTTTACCAACAGGTCAACAATTAAGTACATCATTAGGAAATTTAGGATTTGCTTCAACTGGAAGTGTTACTTTAACAGGTAATGCTTTGACTTTATCTTTAAATAGCGTTAATATACAAATCTGGACTGAAGTAAATACAGGTACATCTGTTAATTATACTGAAGTTAATACCGGAACTAATGCGACTTGGATAGAAGTTGACACAGCCGCCTAATTTGATAAAAACAATAAAATAAGGAATATAAAATATGGTATCAAGTTATTCTACAGACCTCAAACTAGAACTTATGGTTACTGGCGAAAACGCTGGTCTATGGGGAGATATTACAAATACAAACTTAAATATTTTACAACAAGCAATTGCTGGTTATGAATCAGTTGCATTAAACGCTACAACTGGAGCTACTTTAACTTTTTCTAATGGTATTTTATCTAATGGAAAAAATGCCGTATTAAATTTAACAGGTACACTTACATCTTCGGTTAACGTAATTGTTCCAGATTCAGGTTCAGGAACAGCTCCAGAAAAAGTTTACACTGTAAAAAATTCAACAACTGGATCTTATGCAGTTACATTTAAAACAACTTCAGGAACAGGTGCTACTTGGGCAGCTGGTGATAAAGGTATAAAATTACTATATTCTGATGGAACTAATATTACAGATGTAAATTCACAGTTAAAGACAATAAGTTTATTTACTTTACCTACAGTAGATGGAACTTCAGGACAGGCTATTATTACTGATGGTACAGGTACTTTATCATTTGGTAGTGCTGGAATTTCAACAGGAAAAGCTATTGCAATGGCAATAGTTTTCGGATAATAATAACGAACGGAGATAAATTATGGCAAATCCAAATATAGTAGCAGTAACAGCGATTTACGGTAAAACGACTTATGCTGCTCTTACAACAACTCTTTCAACAGTTCTATTAGCAAACTCTGCATCTTCAGGAAAAGTTTTTAAAATTAATTCAATCATGGTTGCAAATATAGATGGTACATCAGCAGCCGATGTGACTGTAGGAATCAATACAGCAGCAGGTGGTGGTGGAACAACTTATGATTTAGCAGGTACAATTTCAGTTCCAGCAGATGCAACACTATCTGTTATAGACAAAACAAATTCTTTTTACTTAGAAGAAGATAAATCTATCGTTGGTGGTGCAAGTGCAAACGGCGATCTAGAAATTGTTATTTCATACGAAGAAATAAATTAACCGGGGAATTTTGCTATGGCAAAAGAAAACGGTGGAATCATAGGAGTTCTAAATACTCCCTCAACAACATCAGCATCTGGTGTTTGGGCAATAGAAGATCAATATCAAGCTAAAAGAAGTGGCACTTGGCCATTAACTCCTTTTGTTGGAACTAATTCTTTAAGATTTAATCCTAGTAGTTCTGATTATTTAAACAGAACTCCTGCTAGTGCTGGAAATAGAAAAACTTGGACTTTTAGTGCTTGGGTAAAAAAATCTGCTAATGCTTCTCAAACTTGTGTTTTTAGTGCTGGTTCTGACCCTAGTTCTAATTTAGATATAATTGCAATTTGGGACACTGTTGATGTGTACTCATATAGTGGTGCTTATGCTTATAGACTAACATCAACTGCATTGTTTAGAGACCCTTCGGCATGGTATCACTTAGTAGTAGCATTAGATACTACACAAGCAACAAACACAAATAGATTAAAATTATATATAAATGGAACTCAGCTTACTGATTTCACGACAACAACATATCCAACACAAAATGCAGATTCTTATAATTTTAACAATACGAGTGTTCATTATTTAGGAAGAAAAATAAATGAGCATTATTGGAATGGTTATATGTCAGATGTATATTTTATTGATGGACAACAATTAACACCGTCTTCTTTCGGCGCTTCAAATGCCTCTGGCGTCTGGTATCCGATTCCATATGCTGGTTCCTATGGTACTAATGGATTTAATTTAAAATTTGGAAACTCTGCATCATTAGGTACAGATAGTTCACCAAATGGAAATAACTGGACTGTTAATAATTTAACATCGGTTGATCAGAGTACGGATACTGAACTTAATAACTTTGCTACATTAAATCCTAATGATCCAGCAGGAACTACAATTGGAACAATGACAGAAGGAAATTTACAAGGTGATTCAACAAGTAATGCTGCTGATTTTATAGGAAGATCAACAATGTCAGTTAATAAAGGAAAGTGGTATTGGGAAGCTAAATGTATTTCAAGAACTGGCAGTTTTGATAACTACACAGTTGGAATAGATAATGTTGATAGCAAAATAAATACTGGTACACAATATATAGGTTATACTTCAACAAGTTATGCTTATTATGCAAATGGTGGAACTAAAATAAACAACAACTCTTTTGTTGCTTATGGTTCTTCATTTACAGCGGGAGATATTATTGGTGTGGCTTTAGATTTAGATAATGGTTTTATTTATTTTTCTAAAAATGGAACATTTCAAAATTCAGGAGTTCCAACATCTGGTGCTACTGGAACTGGAAATGCATTTAGTTCTTTGAGTGGTACATTTACACCAGCAATTTCAGACACAGGTAGTGTAACAACTTGTATTATTGGAATGAACTTTGGTTCACCTTTTTACGCTGCAAATAACTATGCAGATGCAGCTGGATATGGTAACTTCAGTTATGCAGTTCCAAGCGGATATTACGCTTTGTGTACAGCGAATTTAAACACTTACGGTTAAGATTATGGCATTTGCAACAATCAATAAAGGTTCTAGTTATTTTAATACAATTCTTTACACAGGAAATGGTTCTAATAATTATTCTGTTACAGGTAATGATTTTTCAGCGGATTTTATTTGGATTAAATGTAGAAGTGCAGCTTTAACTAATCATCATTTAACGGATATAATTAGAGGATTTGGAACTGGAAGTTCTAATACACCTACACTTAATTCTGATTCAACAAGCGCTGAATATCAAAGAAATATATTTTCTTCAACAGGAGTAACTTCTACTGGTTTTTCGTTAAACAATTATTCAGATACAAACACAAATGCTGCAACTTATGCGGCATGGTGCTGGGACGCAAATGGAACTGGTGTATCAAATACTGCTGGAACTATATCTTCAACAGTATCTGCTAATACAACAGCTGGATTTAGTATAGTAAGTTATACTGGTAATGCTACTGCTGGTGCTACTGTTGGACATGGATTAGGTGTTGCACCAAGAATGATTATAATAAAACCTAGAACTATAACAGAAAACTGGGCTACATATCATGCAAGTTTAGGTAATGCTAACAATGTAACATTAAATACTACAAATGCTAGTGGTGGAACAAGTGATTACAATAGCACATCTCCAACAAGCACTGTATTTAGTCTTGGTTCTGGTTCAGGAACAAATGGAAATGGTAATACTATTATCGCCTACTGCTTTGCTGATGTAAAAGGATATTCTAAATTTGGTTCTTATGTAGGTAATGGTAATGCTAATGGAACATTTATATATACAGGATTTAGACCAAGTTTCTTTTTAATTAAAAATACTACGACTGCTGGTAATGGTTGGCATATTTTTGATAATAAAAGAATAGGTTTTAATACAAGTAATTATCAGTTATCACCAAACGATTCTGGAGCAGAAGATACAACAACAGGATATACAGATATTCTTTCAAATGGTTTTAAAATGCGTTCAACAAATGATTTTAACAATAAAAATGGTGATACATATATCTACATGGCATTCGCAGAAAACCCATTTGTTTTAACAGACGGAACTCCGGTAACTGCTAGATAAGGAAATAGAATTATGATAGGAGATTACAATGGCTAAAAGAAATGGCGGAATCATAGGACCTAGCAATGTCCCAACGGGTCAATACGGTGGAACAGCTAAAGGAGTCTGGAGATTAAGAGATGCTTTCAATTATATAAAAGCTGGCTTGTGGCCAGTTGCTGGAAACTATCCAGTAGGAAATTCTGCGAGATTTAATTCTGATAGTTCAGATTATTTAAATAGAACTTTTGGTTCTCCAACTAATAATAAAATATTTACATTTTCTTTTTGGATTAAGAGAGGTGATTTAGCTAGAGAACAGTTTTTTTTTAATGGTGCTGCTGCTTCTCAATTTTATATTAATAGTGAAGATAAATTATATTATTACGATCAAACTGCTGGTGGAACATACAAAACAACACAAGTGTTTAGAGATGTTTCTGCTTGGTATCATATTGTAGTTGCTGAAGATACTACACAAGCAACTGCTGGAGATAGAGTTAAAATATATGTTAATGGAACACAAGTAACAGCTTTTGATATTCAAACAAATCCAACACAAAATAATTCATCTGCTTGGAATGCTAATGCTACTGCATATTATATTGGTAGATATAATCCTTCACCTTCTGGTTATTATTGGAATGGATATTTTTCTGAAACATATTTTATTGATGGACAACAACTAACACCATCATCATTCGGGCAAACAGATTCAGCAACGGGAATCTGGACACCATCTCCATATACAGGTACTTACGGAACTAATGGATATTATTTAAAGTTTGCAAATTCTGCAAACCTTGGAGCAGATTCTTCAGGCAATGGTAATGACTGGACAGTAAACAATTTAACTTCAGTAGATCAGAGTACAGATACTCCAACAAATAATTTTTGTACTCTTAATCCTTTAACAAATACAGGAGTGACAGTTTCTGAAGGAAATTTAAAAGGAGTGTATAGTACAAATGATGCCAATTTAAGATGTACTTTTGGTGTTAATAAAGGAAAATGGTATTGGGAATCTAAATCACTAGGAACTGCTTCAGGTCTATTATATGGAATAATAATAGAAAATACTCCACAAACTGTTGGCAGAGCAGATTCACCAGGAATTTATGGATTACAAAATGCAGGCACATCTTTTGCTTATGCTGATACTAATGGTTCGAGAGCCACATCTGCTGGTTTTCCAAACCCAGTTGCGAATGATATAATACAATGTGCTTTAGATTTAGATAACGATAAATTTTATATGGGTATTAATGGAACTTTTTATAATTTATCAGGAACAACAGCAAATCCAGCAACTGGTTCAAATCCTACATGGACATTAGATAGTTCATATGATGGTGTAATTTGGTTTCCTTTTTATGAATTTAGAAGTTCATCAGAAAGCACTGAAATAAACTTTGGTTCACCTCCCTTCACTATTTCATCAGGTAATGCCGATGGTGATGGATATGGTAATTTTGAATACGCAGTACCAAGTGGGTATTATGCGTTATGTACTAAAAATTTAGCAACTTACGGATAGACTATGGCATACACAACGATCAACAAACCGAATCAGTATTTTAATACAGTTCTTTGGACTGGAAATGGTGGAACACAAACAATTACTGGTGTTGGATTTCAACCTAGTTTAGTTTGGGGAAAATCTAGAAGCGTAAACTATGAACAATCTTGGATTGATTTTGTAAGAGGCGGAACTAAATATTTATTTTCAAATGGAACTTCAGCTGAATCAACAGATGCAAACGCTATTCAAAGCTTTAATGCTGATGGTATTACGATTGGAAGTTCTCCTTATATTGGTAATGCAAATGGAGCAACTTACGTTGGGTGGAATTGGTTAGCTTCTAATTCAACAGTATCAAACACACAAGGTTCTATAACAAGCACAGTTTCAGTTAATCAAACAGCTGGATTTAGTATTGTAAGTTATACTGGTAATGGAACAAGTGGTGCTACGATTGGCCACGGTTTAGGTGCAGTACCTAAAATGATGATAGTAAAAAAAAGAAGTTCTTCTGGTGATTGGAGAATTTATAATGTTTCAATGGGTAACACTAATGTTATTGAATTTACTACTGATGCTCAAATAGCTAATCTTGGAAGCTGGAATAATACCACACCTACAAGTTCTGTTTTTTCTGTTGGAAATAGTATTGCTGTTAATGAAAATGGTTCAACATTTATCGCCTACTGCTTTGCTGAAATAAAAGGATACTCTAAATTTGGTTCTTACACAGGTAATGGTAATGCTGATGGGCCTATGATATATACAGGATTTTCACCCGCATTTTTAATGATAAAACAAACAAATACTGGTGGAGAAAATTGGTATATGTGGGATAATAAAAGAGATACATATAACGTGGCAGATAAAAGGTTATTTCCTAATTTAAATAATGCAGAAGAAACGGGGACATTATTATTTGATTTTTTAAGTAATGGATTTAAAATAAGAAGTACCTATACTGGATTTAATCAATCGGGTGGAACATTCATTTACGCCGCATTTGCTCAAAATCCATTTGTTTCATCAACTTCTATACCAACAACGGCTAGATAATTATGATTTTTAATGCTAGACAAAACCCTAACCATAAACTATAAGGAGACACTATGTTCGCAAAAGTAGAAAATAATCAGGTAGTTCTTGTTAATTCAGACATTTCTGTGTTTGGAAGAAAAGCAAGCTCATGGAGTTCTGCTGATAGAATTGCTAATGGAGTATATGAAGTTGAATACGATACTTCAAATTTAAAAGATCAAGAATTTTATTACAATGGAAATGAGTCTTTCACATTTGCTAATGGCAAAGTAACAGCATCTTATGGTGTTGCAGTTGCTAAACTATTAGAAGATAGAAACGAAGTTAATAGAGATGGTCAACCATTATTAGATATTGACGGAAAACAAGTTGTAACAAAAGGTTTAAAATCAAATCATGTAGCTAGAATCAAGTCTCAAGCTGCAGGTTTATTACAATCTACAGATTGGTATGTAATTAGAAATGCAGAATCACAAACTGCAATTCCTGCTAACGTTTCAACTTATAGAACTGCAGTTAGATCTAAATCTAATGATATGGAAGCTTTAATTAATGCAGTTTCAAGTGTAGAGCAACTAGCTGCTTTATATGCTTATGTTAATACAGGAACTGAACAAGCTCCAGTTTTTGCAAGACCATTAGGTGAATTTCCTAAGCTTTAATTAGCACTTTCACTTTAAATAAAGCATGATATAATCTTGCATTTTATAATGTAGGAATTATGCCTTTACAGAAAATACAATTTAAACCTGGATTTAATAAACAACAGACTGCAACCGGAGCCGAAGGGCAATGGATAGAAGGCGATAATATTAGATTCCGTTATGGTGAGCCTCAAAAAATAGGTGGATGGCAGCAATTAAATGCTGGTACATTAGCAGGACCGGTTAGAGAACAATTAACTTGGACTGCATTGGATGGTAAAAAATATGCAGCATTAGGTACATCTAAAATACTTGCAATTTATTATGAAGGATCTTTTTACGATATTACACCATTACAAAATGCTGTAACTGGATGTACTTTTACATCAACAACAGGATCAAGTACTGTTACTATTACAAAAGCAGGGCATGGATTAACAGTTGGAGAATATTTAATATTTTCTTCAGCAACATCTCCAGGATTACCTACAACAAGTTTTACATCAGCAAATTTTACAACGAATGCATTTGAAGTAAAAACAGTTCCAACAGCTGATACATTTACTCTTACAATGCCTGCTACTGAAACAGGTACAGGTGTTACAACAGGTGGAAGTTTAACATTTAGAGCTTATGAAATAATAGGTCCAGCTACACAAACTCCAGCGTATGGATTTGGAACTGGAGCATGGGGAGGAGTTGTTCTTCCTAGTGTAACTAATCAATTAAACGGAGCAATTAATAATTCAGTTACAACTATTACAGTTGATTCAACTGCTGGATTTCCTGCATCTGGAAGAATTGATATTGATTCTGAATTAATTACTTATACAGCTAAAACATCTACAGATTTTACAGGTTGTGTTAGAGGTGCAAATGGTACAACTGCAGCATCTCACTCAGATAATGCTATTGTCACAAATGCAACATACTGGCAAGATTGGGGAGAAGAATCTTCTGTAACAACCGTTACACTCGCTCCTGGTTCCTGGTCACTAGATAATTATGGTCAGTTACTAGTTGCTACAATTAAAAATGGTAAAACATTTACTTGGGATCCATCTGTTGCTGCAAGATTAGTTACAAGAGCCACTTTAGTTTCAAACGCTCCAACAGCTTCTGTTATGACATTAGTATCAGATAGAGATAGACATTTATTTGCACTTGGAACAGAAACAACTATTGGAGATCCAACTACACAAGATCCGATGTTTATAAGATTCTCAAATCAAGAAGATATTAATACTTGGAATCCAACGGTTACAAATACTGCAGGTACATTTAGACTAGATACGGGTAACGAGATTATTGGAGCTGTGCAAGGTAAAGATTATATTTTAGTTTTAACAGATCAAGCAGCTTATACAATTCAGTTTGTTGGTCCTCCATTTACATTCTCTATTAGACAGGTTGGTACAAACTGTGGAGCAATCGGTCAACATGCAATGGTATATGCACAAGGCGCTGTATTTTGGATTGGATTTGGAGGAGGATTCTTTGCATTTGATGGAACAGTTAAACAATTACCATCTTTAGTTGAAGACTTTGTATTCACTAATATTGGAGATAATTTAGGAATTAATTATGATACGAGTCAAATAGTTTATGGTTATCACAATTCTTTATATAATGAAGTAGGTTGGAATTATGCAAAAGATGGATCTAATCAAGTAGATAGAAACGTTGTTTATAACTTCGTTGAAAATACTTGGTCAGTTGGAACATTAGCTAGAACAACTTATAAAGATGCAGGTACATTTAGTTTACCTTATGCAACACAATATATTGCAAACGGTACACCTACATTTCCAACTATTAATGGTGTAACAAATACTTATGGATCATCAAAATATTGGACACAAGAAGTAGGTGTTAATGAAGTAGATGCAAGTGGAAACGTTACTGCAATACCTTCTTATATTAAATCTGGAGATTATGATTTATCTGAACAAGGTTTAGCTGGAGATGGTCAATTAATTATGCGTGTTAAAAGATTTATTCCCGACTTTAAGAGCTTAGAAGGTAACGCAAAAATAACTTTATATTTTAGAGATTATCCAGCAAATGCTGATTCAACACCTTCTACAACACCACCTTTAATTACTGGACCATTTACAATTAACTCTTCAACGACTAAAGTAGATACTCGTGTTAGAGGAAGACAGGTGAGTGTAAAAATTGAAAATGAAGCAGTTGATGAAACTTGGAGATATGGAACTTTGAGATTAGATATTGAAGCAGGTGGTAGAAGATAATGGCAAAAATTACAGCTTATATACCAGAACCAACACAAAATTATGATGTTAATAATCAAAGACAAATACTTGAATCAATTACTACAATTAAAAACCAACTTAACTTTGGATATCAACAAGACTTAATTAACGAACAAGCAGCGATGTTACAATTTATGTATGGAAATCAAAATGGTTTTGGATGTGATACAGGTAGTTCTACTAATCCAGCTTATGTTTCATTTGGAGGAACTAATGTAGATGCATTTGGAAGATTAAGAGTATCTCAACCTTACACAATGTTTGATTCATCAAACAGATACA